GGAGTGTGTGATACCCCTAGTCTTGTTCTGCATCATGACAATCAACACGAATACTGCAACAAAAAGGTAAAAGTACATCTCTTTATTTTACTGTATATTTTTATCGTTGAGATAAAATGTGTCCCCTTTCTGAACGTAAATACCGTCAAGAACACCCAAGTGAAGCCCTCTTTCGATAGCGGACTCTACAGTGTACTCATATTTATCAGCTAGCACCTTCTTGATATATTCACTGGTTGCTTTCTCATTATTTAATGACGCATGTTTACAGGCCTTCATGATCAGATCCCAAGGTGGTCTTACGGTGGTCGTAGTCCGAGCCATATGTTATAGGTGCATCAATATCCTTATACTCTGAAGCTTTTTTAGGTGTTTTACAAATCACGTCACCACAGTGGTCCCTATTTTGATAAACAGAATTTATGGATGTAGAAATTTCACTACAAGATTTTAGGGACCAACGACCTAAAATAGGTTTTTCCACTCGAACGAAAAGGTCATAGATTTTCTTGAACATTATCTATATTACATTACCAACGTTTAAACTATTTTAAGATATTTGGGTATCTTAAAAAGTGTGATACAATTATTATTTATCCAAAAACTAAGACTAAATGATTAGTTGCTGAAGGCCAATCCACCCATGCCCGACTGAATACGGAGGACGTTGTAGTTGGTGGCGAACATGTGGAGGTTGGTCGCGGGGTTCGCCGCGGCAGTGACGATGGCAACCTGCGCGTTATCGATGCGCGAGAAGTTGCAGGTGCCGGTGGGCTGATGTTCTTCGGGCTTGAGCGCGAAGGAGTAAGAGTAGACACCGGGCATGGGGCAGCCGGAGTGGTGGTTGTAGGCTTGGACCTGGTTGAAATACTTGGACTTCTGCTCCTTGAAGCGGTCTTGGCCGTTGAGGACGAGCTTGAAGGTGGACATGGCAGACTGGTTCTCTTCGGTGAAGGCAACACGGTCGGCATGACCGGCAACCGCTACAACGGGGGCACCGGAAGCGGCGGAGATGGGGAGGTAAGACGCACCAGGGGTGGTGGTATCATCCGAGGACACTTCCGTTGTGAGCGCGAACTTGTTAGTGGCGGCACCCATACCGAAGTTCCACAGGGAATCAACACCTGAACCAGCAAGGCACCACACGAGCTCCTTAACGGGGTGGTTGTAGGAGAGGCGCAGTTGCTTAGTGCCACCGGCCGTATCAACACTGTCAACGCCAGTGTGCTGAACCTGCTCGATCAGGTATTCGTGGCCCTTCTGCGCGAAGCGGCGACGCTCTTCGGTGTCCAGGTAGATGTAGTTAGCCCACACCTTGAAGACATCCTTGTTGAGGTAGGTGGTCATGTCAGAGGCCAAATCGAAATCGATGCGGACCTCATGGTATTGCAGCGCAATCAGAGGCAAGTAGAGACCGGGGTTGCGGTTGAAGAAAAACATCAAGGGGAGGTAGACAGTCCCCGACTTGGACGCAGAGGCCGCAGTCGCGGTGGTCATCTTACCGTAAGTGGACTTCTTGGCTTCATCGAGGTGAAGCTCAGTGTAGAGCCTCCACCACTTTTGGTATTGTTTGTCAACGCGTTGACCCCCGATCGAGAGCTCCACCGAGGCGATCGCACGTTCGGCGATCCAGCACGCAACAGCGGAATCTGCGGCTTTGGACTCGAGTTCGACGTACATGTCACCGACGAGATCACCGTTACGGGCGACAGTCACGGAGACGCGTCCGGAGTCACCGGCGTTACCGTTGAGGGTCTGCTCGATGTTCTCCATCGCGAAGTTCGTGTGGCGCTTGTACTTGGCCTGGTAGAAAGTTACCTCGGGGTTACCGGTAAGGTAGACGTCTTGGGCGCCGTAGGCGACGAGTTGCATGAGACCGCCAGCCATTTTGAGAGTTTTTGTACTATACGCGGAGAAAATAAATCTGGATAACAACTGCGACTTTCCGCGATCAAATTTATCTCGGTCTACATAAAATGTCCATTCGCCCTGAAGATCTCGAGGAAGGTGAAATTATTCCCCAAGACGAAACTGAAGATTTCGAAATGTCTACAGATGATGATGTTGAGGACGAGCTCATGGAAATTGAAGATGAGGAAGAAGTGGATCTCGTGTCCCTAATGACTTCACTTCTCGCGACTGAAGATGGAGAGACCATTTGCACTGCACTGGTAACAATCGGTCAACAACTCCAAACCCAAAATAAAATACTAATTAAAATTTTGAGTGAGATTAAAAATTGAAAATCAATTAGAGAGAAAAAGTATATATATTATAAATGGAGGAAACCCACTTCATCGATAAGGAACCGAACAGATTCGATGCAGTAATGGAACTGCAGACACGGCCTATCCAATCGATGAAAGAAGATGAAGTTTATAAAGTAATAGAAATTTTCGAATATGTGTGGGATCTCAGGGCGGGTGATTTTAGAAATTCTCGTGAGCTTGGCTATAGACAATTCCTACATGAGGATAGCTGGGACAGTAACAACAACCCGATCGCTGAAAGAATCATGATCAAGGACATAAAATGTGCGAAAGAAAGACAGAGGCGCTATCTAATGGAACTGAGAAAGCGAATGGGTGAGCTTGGTATCAAATCAAAGGAGGATGATAACGGTATTACCCTACTTAAACGGGTGAACAACGTTGTGAAACAGTTGAAGGATGGTTATGACAATGTTCGTAGACATTACAATGCATTTGAACGTGTAGTAAACCCAACAGCTCAACCTCTCATAAGTTCTTTTACAGACCCATGTGCGATGGACGAAGATGATATTGAATCTTCGTCGGCGTATCAAAAGTGTATTATTCACTCCCTCGACGAAGCCCAAAAGTGTGGATTTCGTCGTTACAGGGATTACTGCTACAAAGAAATTAAGACACCCACTGGGTTTGGGACACGAGCTTGGGTTCCTAAGTTTGAAATTTCCTCGTTCATTTATTCTCTCGCACCTAAAGATGACGAGTTCAACAATTGGAAAAACTTTACAAGCAAGGGAAACATCTACAGGGATGTTACGAATCATCTGACCAACTGCATCGATCCACAGTTTCCTGTCATCGAGAAAAGACGACAGGTGTGGTCTTTTAGGAATGGAGTGTTCGTTGGGAAAGAGGATGGACCCCAAAATAATGGTCACCCCACCTGTAAATTCTATCCATACGATAGTGCCGATTTTAGGATATTAGACCCTACAATTATTTCCTGTAAGTATTTTGATCAGGAATTTGTCGATTATTCCGGGGTTGAAGACTGGTATGACATTCCCACACCCAACTTCGATAAAATCTTGGAATACCAGGAGTTTGAGAAGGATGTGTGTAAGTGGGCATACGTTGTAGGGGGTCGTCTTTGTTATGATGTCGGTGATTTAGACAAGTGGCAGTTTATTCCTTTCTTCAAGGGTATCGCACGGTCTGGGAAGTCTACCCTCATCAATAACGTGTTTCAGAAATTTTACGATTCCAGTGACGTAAAAACACTGGGTAACAACATTGAAAGAAAGTTTGGTCTTTCTGCCATCAAAGATGCGTTTTTATTCGTCGCACCAGAAGTGAAAGGTGATCTAGCGTTGGAACAGGCTGAATTTCAGTCACTCGTATCGGGTGAAGGTATCGCAGTAAATATCAAGAACAAACAGGCAGTCTCTTTGCCGAATTGGAAGGTTCCTGGCATCTTGGGTGGTAACGAGGTTCCCAATTGGAATGATAAATCTGGGTCAGTCTTGCGTCGTATTCTCCCCTGGAACTTTACAAAGCAGGTTCAGGAGGCGGATCCACACATGGATAAGAAGCTGGAGGCTGAACTCCCAGCTATCTTACAAAAATGCATCCGTGCTTACCTGGAATATTCTGGTAAATACAATAACCGTGACATTTGGAGAGTTGTTCCCAAATATTTCCTAGCTATCCAGAATCAGGTTGCAATGGTGGCGAACACACTTCATCACTTCCTCAACTCGATTCGTGTCGTCAAGGCGAAGGAAAAATTCGTCCCAGAAGACATTTTTGTTCAGGCTTACAACTCTCACTGCGCTAGGAGTTTGAAGGGTAAGAAACCAGATCTGTTCAACCCCGATTTCTATGTTGGACCCTTCAGTGCGTATGGAATCACAGTGCAAGTCACAGCTGTCAACTATAAGGGTCGGGAGTATCCAACCCAACCAGTGTTCTATGGTGTGGACATCATCGAAGATGAACTTACTATCGGAAACAATCACTAAAAAAATATTTATGTATAGTAATATGAGCCAGTCGGTCAAAGAATTTGTTAGACGATCTGGTGTCGAATTGCAACGTTCAGGCTCGAACTCGAACTCGAACTCGAACAATAATTTTTCGAGAGAATTAGAGTTGAATATGCTAAAAATACAGTCTCCTAAACGAACGGGTGCTTTCAAACGCTTTGAAAATAGTAATAGTAACACACCTTTAGGGAATGAGTTTAATAATATCAACAAAATGCTTAACAACAAAAACACGATGCGTAATGTGCTTCTTACGAGTAGTATATCACCACTCGAGATAGGCACTCTGAAACCTGGAATGTTTAATGCCAATGTAGATTCTGGGTTTGCACCATCTGCTGATGTGATCGATCTTAAAAATATACTTTTAAAAAAACCCCTTCCCAATACACCGATTGGTGAGGGTCTTTATATTGACACCGAAGAAGCAATAGGACGTTACGGTCCCATGACAAAGGGCTTCTCTCACACGAAGGCAAACGGTGCCAGAGGTAATATAAATAAAAAATACTTTACTGTGCAGTTCATATGCATTGTATCTGACGGCGAAGAGACTAAGCGTGTTAGAGTCAATATTTTCAAAAACGGGAAGATTGGATTTTCAGGTGGTTTTTTGACAGGCAAAATTGAGAGTCAGGCTGAATTGATTAGGAGATTTATTGTTGATTCTTATACTGAACGCCAAGAGTTCCTTTACAACCCGTTTACATATAACAATCTTAGTGGTCAATTTCAAATAAATGGTGTATTTTCCAATATGCAAAGTCTATCCACTAACTTGAGACAATTTGGCGCTGTAAATTATGAGCCTGAGCTCTCCCCGATAGTTTATGTATTACGAGACAATCACACTTTAAATATAAGTAAGACTGGGAATATACAGATAGTAGGTGCTAAAACTCCCGAAATTCTACAAGAAGCATATGCTCTTATGAGTGTGATACTTACAAAATTGAACGAGTCTGGTGAAATTCGGATAACCGGTCCACTCACCGAATTTAAAGCTAAAAGAGCCAAAGCCAAAGCCAAAGCCAAAGCCAAAGCCAAACCCAAAACCAAAGCCAAACCAAAACCCAAAGCCAATACTAAAAACATGAGAGTCAAACGTGTATACAAGAAGCGTAACTTGTCTGCGAATCAAATGAAATCCCTAAAGGTGTCTGGTAAGGGGTGTGAACGTCTACCGAGGGGGGAACTCATAGATCTGGCCAAAACCTTTGGTATAGTAGACTTTAGAGTCAAGGATGAGAAAGTGACTAGATTCGCAACTAAAAAAGAAATTTGTGAAATGATGAGGAAAAAAACAAATACACGAGTGTTCAAAAACACAAACAAGAAAGAAAACTCATCCCTATCAGGTAAAGGTGATATGTTTAGGATTGGTAAAACATTATGTAACAATACCAGTAGGAAGGAACTCGAGCGTATCGCTAAAGTTTTAAAAATTCCATTAGAGTCTAAAGATACTAAACCGGTGATATGTAAAAAAATAGAAACATATCGTAACACCCCTGTATCACCCCCTAAACCTCAACCCACTAAACGTCAAGTCCAGCGTGTCAAGAGTAATCAACGAACGTCGATCATTCGTGAAAAGACTATTAAGAAACGCGGTTTAAATGACAATTCCATCCGTAAACAACTTGAAATTGAGTACGGCTCCAAATGGATGAAGCGTTACCAACCAAATCTCACTCGGGATGTTCAAAATATCAAAAGGAGCATGAATGGTCTCAAACCCAATAAGAGCACTAACTTACCATTCAAGGGTGACGTTAAAAAACTTGAACAAAATATGGTTCGCAAATGGAAAATGGAGAGAAGAAATGCTTTAGAACGGAAATTCATCATGAACACCATTAACGTAAACGGTATTCCATACAACTTACGCAACAGTTGGAAAAACATGGCTTCTAACTACGTGATGAACCATGTCAGAAACCAAAAACGAGCACCTTCAAAGAAAAAAATGGAGGAATACAAAACAAATTGGTTAAAGCGGAGAAACAATTTAAATGTAAATGCACGTCAGAAAGGAATTAACCGGACGGTTAAAGCTCGGGTTGAAAAAATATAATCAAGGTGTGAGAGTCGGTGATAGGGGCACCCCTTTTTTTTAGGAAACGTGATGAGATTGATGATAACAAACTAATCATGACTATATTTGATGAATGGGAGGAAGTGGAGAGTCCACAACATAAAATTGTTAAAGTTGAACATATATGTATTTAAAAGTAAGTTGTAAGTACATACACAACCCCACAACACCTAATTGATATGCGGCTACAAACCACATATGAAATACCACAAGTGGAAGAAAAATAAGACTAGACGCGATTCCATGTATCACTACCTGAATCGTAGCGTGTGACTGTCCTGTAACCACCACTGTTAAAGTCGTTAACATAAAGATCGCGTTGACGATATCGATAACTCTGAAGAACGATGTCA